CAGCGAATAGTTCTGCTGCTGCAGATACGGAGTATCCCCGCCGGCCACGTTCGGCAGGTTCTCGGTGATCCGCGCTTCGTTGGGGCCCATCCAACCCGCACCGATTGCCAGCTTCAATCGTTCTGCCCGGCCCGTTGGATCCATCCGCAGCAGCGCATCAAGATCCATTTCCATTTCGTATCCCGCGTCAGTAAGACCAAGCGCTTCGTCCTGCAACGCCTCGATGGACTCGATGTGGATCTGCAACGTTTGCTGGTAGTATTCCTGGTTGAGCGCGCCGATGGTAGCGTGCGATGGCGGCGCCGCAAGACCCAGCTTGTAGGGCGGCACCATGAAGCAGCGCGCTACGTCCTCGCCCGTCCATTTCAGCTGCTCGATCAGTTGCGAGTCCGCAGCTGGAATGGTCATCGGCTCGTACTTCAAGCCGTCGCCTGCGACCATCAACCGCCCCAAGTTGCCACCGGAAAAGTTGGCCTCGAATTGCTCCTTCATGTTCTTGATTGTTTCCATGCTGATCGTCGCCGGACTGGTCAGCACGCCCGATGGCCGCGACATGTTCTCGAAGAACTTCGCGCTGTTGCCTTGGATCTTGATCCCTTGCGTCGCGCTCGAGCCAGCCGCGTAGATAGGACTGATGCCAACGAGGGGGTGCCACGGACACATCATGCGATCGTGAATGATCTCCGATGCCGGGAAGATCAAGGTGTCGGGCTGGAAGCCGGACAAGTAGTCCTTGCGAACTTGGTACCACACGCTGCTGTCTTCCGCCACTAGCGGTATGACCATACGTGAGTCGAGCACGTACTGCGCAGTCACTACACCACGCGCGTCGCGCTCGAGATAAATGTAGGCGTTGCCGTGCAGCAGCTTGTTCACAATCCACTGGTTGATGAACTGGATGTGCGTCTGATAGCGATTGGGCTTGCGCAGCACCCGACCCAGAGGAGAACGCGGATCGGTGTTCTCCTCCGTCAGATCGGTCTCGAGCACGCGCATCAACTTTTGGCGCAGCTTGGAGATGTCATTCGAGATGAGCGAGACGCACGAGTGAACAGCCGAGAACGCGAGCAGATTCTGCGTCGGCTCCGCAATCACATTGCTCTGCCACGCGCCGGTGAAGCTCTCCCTGATCACGCCCAGCAGCACGCTGCTTGGGCTGCGAACTGGAGTGAAGGCTTGCTTTACATAGGTCGCGAGGTTGTTGAGCCCGTCCCGCAGGCCCACGCTACTCTCCGGCCTTTATGTCCCGCCGTCGATAGCGAGCCCGCGGCGTTGGCTCTTCTTTTTCTTCTTCCTCGTGCTCTCCTTCGTCTCGATCTTGCTCGGGTTCAGCTTCGATGATCTTGCGCATTGCGAAGCCTAACGCACGCAGATCGTCGAGGTTGCCCTCCTCTGCCTCAAACTCCACGCCCGGGAACAAGTTCTTCCCTTCGTGCCGAAACCGCGCTGTTGCAATTCCACGCACTCGCGCCATCTGCCACTCCCTCATAAAAAACAGAGGGAACGAACCGATCAGGTGTTCGTTCCCTCTGAGGCTCTACCACAGGAGACTCCGCTAGAGTCTTACCACTTCACATTCATCGTGATCACTTGCACGGCACCCGTATGCCGCAACCGCCAGTTGATGTACCGCTCAGCGCGCAGCCCCACCATGTTCGACTGCCACAAGCTGATCATCGACGAAGCTGAGGCTGACGGTGAATCGCTCATCTGCAACGATGCTTCGTTGCTCATGTCGATCGTAACCCCACCATCGTCCGCGACCATAACCTGGGTCGGATCCATCAGCACCGCAAACGATTCCGTAGGCGAACCCGACAGCGAGACGTTGTTCGACGTGATGACCGGATAACCGAGGAAGTTGCCACCCATCGCATTGACACCCGGGAACGCGAACACGTCTTGCGTGGTCCGCTTCAGCCCGAGATCGTTGGCGATCTGCGGATTCATCAGCCACACGAACTTAGTCGGATCGAAGTTCAGCGCGATCAGCGCATTGATTGCCAGTGCAGCGGTGTCCGTGATGTTGGCAATCGACGTGCCCAGCGATGCGATCGGCGTTACACCATTGGTGATGGAAGCCGGCGAGACATTGGCCACTCCCGCGTACACTGGATCGATGAAGCGCTTGTCCAGATAGTCGGCAATGCCCTTCGCCAGATCGTCGCGCACCAACGCTTCTGCGCTTGGATTGCTAAACCGCATCAGTTCATCCGTCAGCACCACGATCGTCGCCGCCTTCGCATACGTGAGCGACAGCAGTTCAAAGCTCAGCGCACCGAGCGGCTTCGGCAGACCTTCGCCGACGAACGTGCCGCTGGTCCCCGTTGTTTGCCGTGGAAACTTGATGTTGAACGGCACCGAGCGCAGTCCAGGAATCCTGCCAAGCAACGTCATTGGCCGCAAGTATTCTACGAACTCCGACGCCATTTCCTGAAGCTGCACCAGCGGGCCTGCCCACGTTGCATCGGTGGACGTACCGGCAGCCACCGCCGTCTTGTACTGAATGAACTGGTCGCCCAAATTGCCGCGCGTGGCCAGCTTAAGAACTTCACCCACTTCCGGCGTGTCCTTGAACTTTTCACGAGCGATCAACTCCGCCTGCATCATGTTGCCCTTAGCCGCGCCAACGCACTGCGCATACCGCGCAAACCGAATGCCCGGCGGCAGCTTCTTCGGCGCGCCCATGCTGATCACGCCACGGCCTTGCCGTGCATCGGCCGCCGCTTGCGGCGACGTTCCAGCCGCGGGCGGCACTGCGACCGCTGTATCCAGCATGACCTTCTCCAGCGAGTGCAGCCGCACCAGATGCTTGTCGATGTTCTCTACATCCTTGGTCAAGTCGTCGTACTCGACACCTTCTGCTTCGTCGAGGTTGCGCCCTTCTTCGCCCGACTTGGCCATCAGCTCTTGCTGCCGTGCTACGTTCGCGGCACGGGTTGCTTCTGCGTCCTTGATTTGGTCCTGAATAGTCTTCACTTGCCCGACTCCTTTAGTTGACGACATTCCCGTAGCGCCGGGGGATGAGATCAAGGTACGCTTCGCTTCGCTCTTTGGCGCGCCTGACGCGGCGCTGGAGTTTTGCGTATCGTAGGACTTGATGTTGGTAATAGTGGCTTCAGCATTCGCTGGAATGGTGACGGCGGAAAGTTCCAGCCACTCCCACTTGATAAACCTGCGACCCCATTGGCTGCCCTTGATGTCGCTCTGCTCTTTCGACTGGAAGCCGATGCTCAGTCCTTGCACCAGTCGCGCCTTGATTAGGGTCCATGCTTCTTGAATGAACGGCACGGCGACATCTTTCGCTATCTTGATGGTGACCGGAATGCCGGCCTTAGTCGGCTTTGCGGCCGTGACCCATCCAATCGGGCGCGATGCATCGTGCTGATACAAAAACGGCATGGGCAGCGAGAACTCCGCGCCTGTTGGTTCCACGACATCTTCCATGCGGTCAGTCGTTGGCGTTGTCGCCATGCCGTCAATGATGCCCAGCTCTTCGTCGACCGCTTTAATTTCCAACTTCGCCCATGCACGTTGCATCATTTTGGGTGGCTCCTCAGGAGGGTCGATCAGATCGAGCAGCGTGGAGCAGGCGCTCTCCACCGCCGTGGCATTCTGCTGCGCGGCGCGCCCCTTGGCGGAGACCAGCGCGTTGCGATAAACCTCGCCAGCCTTGCCGAACGGGTAACCATAGTGAGCCTTGGTGTCCACAGTCTCGTCCGGATGGGTAGCGAGGAACCACTGCGCATAGTTCGTCCAGTTATCACCATTGGCTCCCAGCAATTTGTTCCCATCCTCGGCAGTGAACGACCATTTACCACGGTTCACTTTGCCTGCGCGGATGAGCGCTTTCGCATGCGCAATGCCTACCGCATTTGCAGCGGTGCTCATTTCCCGGTAAGTGTCTTGCCGGCGGCGCGATAGCTGGCCGCCATGCCATTAACCTTGATGCCGGTCGTATTGTCGTTCGGCGCTAGCCACATGAAGCCCTGCATGACGACTACTTCAGGATGCGCTTGTGCATAGGCCACATAGGAGTCGGGGGATTCACGCCACGGGCTGCTGCCCCCCGCAATGATCATCAGCCGCTGATTCGATTTCAACGGCAGCACTTGCGGCCCTTGCCCGTAATCGTCGCGGCCAATCCAATCGTAGTCATCGATACCGGGCGTCTTGCCGTCGGGCCCGTAGAAGACGGCCATGGGCGCGTCAGCAATGGCAGGAAAGCCATCCGCGACACCGCGGATCTGCTTGAGCATCGCCTTGACCCATGCATCCGTCTTGCCCGCAACGTCGGGCTCGTCCATCGGATAGATCGCGACCACGGCATCTAGAATGCCCGCTTGCTCGCACTGCCCGAAGAACCATTTGTGGTGCGCTTCGTCCATGCCCTCGCCCCACACCGGTAGCATGATCTTCTGGCCGGCCGCTTTCGCCTTCTTGCCAACGTCAATCGCGGTGTTGCCAACCGGCCAACCAAACGGCATGCACAAGTTCACATGGTCGTTGGTCTCCTCCACGATCGTTGGGTTGTCGCCGAAGTAGCCGAAGTAGCACTGCCGCGTGGTCGGTGGCGGCGTCGTGCCCGCGGCTTGCGCGTCGATCTCATCGCATAAAGCGCGAATCTGTTTGGTCTTGTCTTGGATGGTGCTCATATGAAGTAGAGCTGCGTTTCCTTAACGGTCGTTTCGGGCACTCGATTCGCGATGCCGATGGCCATCAGCAGCACCACCATGTCGTCGATCTTCTCCGGCGCGCCCTTCTTGTCGGGTGCCATGTTCAGATTCACGTCCATGCGTGCCGTGATGTTGGTCGCGCACCAGTTCAGCACCGCGTCGTTGCCATGGCACAGTCGACCTTCGGTGTACGCGCGCTCCAGTTCCTTCATGGCCGGGTGGAAGCTCTTCGGCCCTTGGATGAACTCTTCCATCTTGACGTTCTGCTCGCGCAGCTTTTGGGCCAGCTGCGTCGCGTTCCAGGCATCGAAGGCCACCGATTGCAGATTGAACTTCTTCTGCGCGTCGAGGATGCACTGCTCGACCACATCGTAGTCGGTCACTTCGTCGCCGGCTTCGATCAAGTAGCCCGCGGTCACCCAGTTGGCGTAGGGCACCAACCCGCGAGCGCTGCGGTACTTCACGGCCGCCTTCGGCACAAACCGCCAGCCGTGCGTGTACCAGATCTTATCGACGTGCCACACCAAGCGGAAGCAGGTGAAGTCGCGCACACTGGCCAGATCCAGTCCGCCCCAGCACGGATAGTCTTTAAGCCAGTCAAGATCCACCGCCCCCTTGCACTCGCGCCACTTGACGATGTTGATCCAGCCGCCCGCGGTCGACGAAGCGCGATTCAGGCGCTTGATGCGGAACTCGGCGAGGCGGCCCGGCATCTGCTTCGCCTCGATCGCTTCCTCGCGCAGCTGCTTCAACAGCACGGGATTGACCGCCAGCAACGGATTCGCCTTCTCCCACGTCGACTCGTCGAAGTCGTCGTCCGCGGCCTTGAAGTCCGGATCACCGGGATGGCCGCGTGCATCGTCGAGCGCGTAGTAGACGACGAAGAAGTGGTCGGCGGTGATGACCCCCTCCAGCACCTGCTTCGCGAGGTGGCGCAATTCGGGCCACGGCCCCGGCGTCTCGTAGCCTTCGGTGGTCGTGTACAGGAACAACGGATTGCTGCGCGCACCGGCCGCGCTGCGCAGCACGTTGACCAAGTCGTGAGTCTTGTGGGCGTGCACTTCGTCGATCAGCGTGCACGACGGATTGAGTCCATCCTGCGTGGAGGCCTTGGCGTTGATCGGCTTGAAGGTGCCGCCGCAGTCGAAAGCGGCGATGGCATTGGCGAACGGTGACAGCCCGTACTTCTTGCGCAGCAGGGACTTCTTCTCCACCATCCGCTTGGCAATGTTGAAGATGATCCGCGCCTGCTGCCCGGTGGTGGCCGCACTGATCACCTGCGGACCGTGCTCGCCCTCGCCGACTTCGCAGTAGATCCCGATGCCGGCCGCCAGCGTGCTCTTCGCGTTCTTGCGCGCCACTGCTTTCAGTGCCGTGGTGAAGCGGCGGGTGCCATCATGCATGCGGAAGCCAAACAGGTTGACGAGGAAGAAAACATCACTCTCGTGCAACACGATGTCTTCCGTGTCCCATGTCCCTTCCACGTGCGGCAGACCCTCGATGAACTCGCACGGATCACAGGCGTACCACTCATCGAAGTAGAACGGCGCATTGGGTTGTCGCGCGCGCAGCCGATCGTTGAGATAACGGCGCGCCGCCAACCGCAGCCAGTAGCAGAACCGGGTGCCGTTCTTCTCATCAGCGGCGGCCCGTGCGTAGCGCTCGGCGATCTCGAGATAGGGGCGCCGCCACTGGCGCGCCTGCACTTGCGCCGCGTCGGGCTTGGGCAACGACGGCGGGCGCACCACCAGCTTCGGCCGTGGCCCCCTTTCCGCGCTGTCGCGGTTGGGCACGTAGGTGCCCGCCAGTTCAAGTTCCGCGCGGGACTTGGGCCGGGGCCCATTCCGCCGTTTTGGACGCGCCACAGCGCGTTCTGGCGCGTCTGGGAGGCGTGGCCGGGTCACCCGTACCGCCTTGGGCAATAAACGAT